TATAATAAAGATGTAATATTGTGGCAAAGAAAAGACCAAACAAAGCTGAAAGAGAGTATATGACTAAGGTAGCCGCTTATGGTTGTATAGCTTGTGAAATAGATGGCAAAATTTCTGTACCTTGCGAGATACATCACATTAGAAACCATACAGGAATGGGTCTAAGACCACCGCACACGATGATTCTTCCGCTTTGTGCTTTACACCATAGGACAGGTAAAATATCAGTACATTTAGGCAAACAAGCTTTTGAAGAAAAATATGGAAAACAAGAATATTTAGCAAAAAAAGTAAGAGAGAGGATTGAGGAGTGGGATACAATATCAAGCATTTTTTAGAGAGAGTTTATGAGTAGAAAATCAGGTTATTTCATTTGTTATCGTAACATTTGGCAACACCCTGTGTTTAAAAACTTATTACAAGCTAGTTGTTGGATATATATGATAAGTTCAGCTAGTCATCAGGATAAAAATTTAAGGTTCTTAGAAAACACAATATTTGTTCGTAGAGGAGAGTTAATTATGCCTTTAAGGGTAAATGCTAAAAGATTTAAGATGACTTACTCTGAAATGCGAACTTTCATACTAAGACTTGTGCGTAGAAAAATGATAACCACAAGGGTCGCCCACTTACAGCCCACAAGCAACCACAAGAACCGCAAAGTAACGATTATTAATGTTATAAATTACGACAAATTTCAATATGTGGACAAGGAACAATCACATACAGACCACATATCGCAACAAGGACTAAATAACAAATCTTATAAACAAATACTAAATATAGGGTCAAGCAAAGATAAGGTTGTTAATAATGGGTATAAAACAGTTGGCGATTGGGGTCAGCATACAATTTTAGAAAAAGATGGTAAAAAATATTTGAAACATAAATGGAAAAACGAACCAATTAAAGAATACAAATGATAGGATTACTGCGAATTTTTAAATATTGTAGAAAAAGGATTATTAGTTTATCTATAAGAAACAGACAACTTGAACGACAATTAGAATGGTACAGGGCTGTCTTAGAATCAATAGATAAGAGCAAACACTAAATGGTCAAGAAAAAGTCTAAATTCAGACACATATCAATAAATAAGAAAAAATATTATTTCTTTGAAATTAAATGGATAGATATTTTAGGTGATAGTGGACACGCATCTGAAAAAGAGTTTCTAAATATGAAACCAGCTTTGATGACAACTAATGCTTATGTATTTAAAAAAGATAAAAAATATTTATGGACATTTGCTAGTTATGATGAAGAAACTTTTAGTGATCGTAATATCTTTCCGATTGGTTGCATAAAAGAACTTAAAAAAATAGAGATTTGATACCTTTTCCTAAAAAAAAATATAATATTATTTATGCAGACCCAGCTTGGCACTTTAAAACATATTCTGATAAAGGCACTAAACGATCTGCTTTACAGCATTATAATTGCCTTAATATTGATGATATTTATAATCTACCTATTAAAACAATTTCTGATGATGATTGTATCCTATTTATGTGGGCTATCGACTCAATGCTTCCTGAAGCTTTGGAAACTATTAAAAGATGGGGTTTTAAATATAAAACAGTAGCTTTCACTTGGGTTAAGGAAAACAAGAAATCAAATGGGTATTTTACAGGAATGGGTTATTACACTAGATGCAACCCTGAACAATGTTTATTAGCAACTAAAGGAAAACCAAAAAGAGTATCTAAATCTGTAAGACAATTAATTGTAAGTAGATTAGAACAACATAGTAAGAAACCTGACGATATAAGAAATAGAATTGTAGAACTTTGTGGAGATTTACCAAGAATAGAACTATTTGCTAGACAACGAGTAGAGGGTTGGGATTGTTGGGGAAATGAGGTATAAGAATCAAATATGAAATCGGACAAAATTATGGCAAAAGCCACAAAGAAACCACAATGTAGTGTTGGCAGACCAAAAGCAAAAGTAGATGTAGAGATATTGAAAAATCTAGCTTCTATTGGTTGTCCTACTTATGAGATAGCTTCAGTAATGAATGTATCTGCAAGAACATTGAAAAGAAATTTTGCCGAAATAATAGACCAATACAGAGAGCAAGGTAAAGCTAGTTTAAGAAAAAAAATGTACGATAAAGCAGTTAAAAAAGATAATACTATGATGCAGATATTTCTTTCAAAAAATATGCTCGGAATGTCAGACAAAGTACAACAAACAAATGTTACTGAACCTTTACCATTAATTATAGAAGCACAAGCAGAAGAAATAAAAGACTCTAATGGCAAAGAAAAAGGGTAATTTATATGGCAAGGTAATTGCTTATGAGCCAACATTTCATAAGACATCAATAGGTCGTAATCCAAGTAAAGCTAAAATGAACAAACACAAAAGACGTATGATTGGTAAATCTAAAAATAGAGGTCAAGGTGTCAGATGAAAAGATCAAACTTTTATCCTAATGGTGAGTTTATACCTTATCAAATGCCACAAGATTTTAGACAAGCAAAAAGAGGTGAGGGAAGCTGTGGTTCATGCGGACTTTTTTCGAGACGTCATTCGTTTTGTGGAGTTTATAGAACTAAAGGTGTCAAAGATACTTATGTTTGTAACAAATGGCGACCAAGACATTTTAAAAGGTAATGGAACTAATAATTCTTAATGATGGTGTATATCAACTCATTCCTGTAACAAAAGAAATATTAAAAGGTATTGAACTTATAAGTGAAGCTAATTGTTTTGATGTATGCGATATTCTCAGACTCAAACTTAGCGGATATGTAGATAGTATTAATCTTCATGTGATGAATGATGGTAGTGGCTATCTTTTTGGGTGCATTTGTAGATGATTAATGTTATTTACAAATTATGTCATTACATGGAAATAGAAAATTAAACAAACCTTTTAGAACACCATCAGCTTCAAAGAAGTTTGGAGTTTATGTAAGAAATAAAAGATCAGGTAGAGTTCAGATAGTTAGATTTGGTGCGAAAGGAATGCCAATTAGAAAGAATAATCCAACAAGACAGAGAATGTTCTTTGCTAGATTTAGACCAATACTTGCAAAGGTAAGAAGAAGCGGAAAACAAGTATCTCTCAGCCCAGCTTATTGGGCTATCCAATCTTGGAAAAAAGGATTTAAGATATGAGCAAAAAAGATGATACAATTAAAGTTAGTTCAGAGTCTAAGTTACAATTACCTTTAGCAAACTTAATTGGAATTATTATTGTAGTATCAGGTGCAGTATTTGGTTATGCAAATCTCACAGGTCGCATATCTGCATTAGAGACAGCAGATACTTTGATGGAAAGTGATCTACTAAAAAAAGCACAACAAGAACCAAAAAACTTAGAAATGTATATGTTAATAGAACACTTAGCATCTCAAATAGAATCAATAGAAAAAGAAATAGAAGCTAGTAGATACAACAAAGTCAATATAGATCATTTAAAAGAGCAAGTAGATAATATAAATAAACAAATAGAAAAATTAAGAAATGGTAATCACTAATGGAAACAATTATAGCTTTATTGATGTTTGTAGGTGTAGATCAAAAACTTGTTGAGATGACTTGGACTCCAAGCATAAGCAAATGTTTAGAAAAGAAAAGAGTAGCAACTAGAAACAGTAATGCAGTATATATGTGTTCTAAAGTAAAAGCTGAGTTAGATGCAGATAACAAAATACTAAGGATAGAAAAATTAAAATAATTTATGAGTCTTAATAATGATAGATTGGTTTTTGATAAAAGTAGAGAAGATAACAAGGTCAATATTTCATTGGTCTTGGAGAGTACAGACTCAAAGAAAATGGAAAAGGAAAAAATAAATGGAGTTTGTACTTACTATGATTATGTGTGCTTATATTGAGGGTAAAACTTCATGTATGCCACCACACCGATTTGATGATAAATATGTAGATGCTTATAGTTGTATGCTTGATGGTTATACAAGGGCTTATGACAAAATCATTGAACTTGGTAGAGATGATGTTAATAAATTTAATATCTACATAAAATTTGGCTGTAATGAAGATAACTCTAACAAAACCACAACATCGTATATCATCATCAAATAAAAGATTTAGAGTATTAATATCAGGTAGAAGATTCGGTAAAACATATCTTGCTATAACCGAGATGATGAAATATGCGGCTATACCAAATCAAAAGATATGGTATGTTGCACCAACTCTTAAAATGGCTAAAGACATTTGTTGGTCTAATCTAAAACAAGTTCTAAATCAATTTAATTGGATAGAAGATATAAATGAAACGACACTTACAATAACTGTAAGAAAAACAAATAGTACAATATCTTTAAAGTCTGCTGATATGCCTGACTCACTTAGAGGTACAGGATTAAACTTTTTAATATTAGATGAGTTTGCAGATATAGATAAAAGAACTTGGTTTGAAGTATTAAGAGCATCAATATCAGATACATTAGGAAAAGTGTTAATGTGCGGAACTCCGAAAGGTTATGGTAATTGGTCTTATGAGATGTATCTGAAAGGTAAGCAAGACAAAGAATGGGAGAGTTTTCAATATACAACATTAGATGGTGGTATGGTTACACCAAAAGAAATAGATCAAGCTAGACAAGACTTAGATCAAAGAACATTTAGACAAGAGTTTGAGGGTACATTTGAAAACTATGCTGGTGCTATCTACTATAACTTTCACCCTGTAGAATCTGTAGTCAATAAAAAGATAGATTGGAAGAAACCTTTACATATAGGCATGGATTTTAACATAGACCCAATGTCAGCCTGTGTTGCACAGATAGAAAAAGAAAAGATATATTTAGTTGATGAGATAGTAATTTATTCAAGTAATACTGACGAAATGGTGCAAGAAATAAGAGATAGATATGGAACACAATTACCAATATTTATTTATCCTGACCCAGCATCTAGGCAAAGAAAAACATCTGCTGGTGGTAGAACAGACTTATCTATTTTACAGAATGGTGGATTTACAGTTAAGGTAAAACATAAACACCCAGCAGTTAGAGATAGGATAAATGCTGTAAATTCTAAACTAAAAGATTCAAAAGGTTTAAGACATATTTTTATTAGCAATTCTTGCAAATATCTTATAAAAGGATTACAAAGACAAACATACAAGGAAGATACAAATATTCCTGATAAAGAAGATGGGTTTGACCACATG